CTGGATTAAAGCTGTCTGGGGGAACAACCTTCTGGGTTTCATGCAATGCATTGACGCAAATATCGCAAATGGAACCTGCAGGGATAGCCGGAACGGTACAATATTCGTCTGTCTTAGTAGTACGAGGACCATTGACTGCACGGACAATTGGATTGCCTGAAGCCTGGTCACGGCCGGTAACATATAGTTCCAAATCTTCTCCCGGAGTTTTTGTAGAACCATCCATAGTATAACCATCTACATTACGGACATGGAGAGTGGCGTAAGTCTGTACTAGATTTTTCTGGTTAGCTTCCATTGGAAGAATAAAAGAATTGTTACCGGTATTGACTGCTACCTCTGCATTAGTTGTAAAGGAAGAGACTTCCTCGTCAATCATATAATGCTGAACGATTGGGGATTTTACCGGAACATTTTTAGCCTTAAGCATCAGACCCATAAGTGGAGTATCATCGCTTTCGAATTTAAACAATTCGTCGTCGATGTCAACCTCCATCAAATTACCGGCACCGATACCGCCGGTAGCTGCTGCTACGCCATCAACAGTTGTTGCCTGTCCTGGTTGTTGGGTCCCCTTTCCTGCAGAACCTGTAGTAGTGGTAGGTTTAGCTGCTGATGTGTTTACTTCTTCACTCATAACTAATAAAAATTTAAATTTAATATTCTTATTTTATTCTATAATGTTTCCGGGTCCAATACCGCCGGTAGCTGCTGCTATACTGTCTACTGTCGTTGCCTGTCCCGGTAACTGTGTCATTAACCCGGCACTCCCCTGACAGGGCGTTGGTGCCTTCGCTTCCTTAAATATTTCTCCTTTAAGTGTCATTTTTAATAGTTTACTTAGCAAGTTTTGCAAGGTCAAAAACACTTGTAGGACGCTTTTTCTGCGGACTAGGTATATTATTCTGTCCGTCGAGTTGCGCAGTACCATCGCCTTTCCCTTTTTGTTTCAGCTTTTCGTCAATTTTGGCATTGCGGCCTCGAATTTCTCCGGCTTGGTCTGCTTCAATGACATCGTCATCATGATGTACAGCTTTACGAGCCATTTCAATTGTTTCAGGGGTAAATTTGCCTAATACACCGTCATCAACAATTTTGATTAGAAATGCCATAACATCATCAATCTCGGAATCTTCCAATTTGTTTTTGCTCTGCAAATCAGAAAGATACTGGAGGGTATTCTTGATATTGTCTTCATATTCGTCATTAAGCTTCTTGGACTGTTCTACACGAGTAACATAATCCTTATTTGCATCAGCAATTTTATCAAGCATTTCAGGATTGTCAATAGCATCTTTGAGTTCTGGACCAAAGCGCCGGATAAGCTCTATTGTCGGGTCTTCGCCATTCTTCCATGCTGTAATAAAAGAAGCACTGCGTGGATCTGATGTGAACATGTCCGAAAAGGATTTTTCCCGACCTTGATACTCTCCTAATTTTTTATCGTAATCATCGAAATCATCGGAAAGTTGACCGTAAAAGTTCTCATCGTCTGAAAAATCCTTATCAGGATACTTGGTATGTAAACGGTCTTTTAAGAGATCATGTTTACTTTTTGTTGGAGCCGTAACTGGGCTATTCTCATCTGTTTTCATATTCGATGGTGTTATTCTTTATGATTATGCCACAAATGTAGTATTAAAAAATGTGGTTTATGTTTTATCTATTTACACTTGTCCTGTATTAAATTTGTACTATAACGAAACCTATAAAACAATTGTCAGTGAAGAACTTCGGATGCACATTTGAATATGAAAAAGAGAGAAATGAAGACCTTATGAGAGCTTATCATGAGGATATTTCCAAATGTAAATATATACGTCTGAAAGATGTATGGAAACGCGTCTCCTGTATGCCGTCATCACGTTTTTGGGTAAGTGAGGAACGAGCTGCAATTGTAGTCGGGAAAATGATGCGAGGTGACAATATAGCAGGCATGCGACCCTTGAAGAGAGAGATGTTTGCAGAGATATTCCACCGGGTACAGCATATACAAAAAGAACATACAGACTATTCCATTGCCAAATGTACATTTTTTGCGGTTAATTCTCCGGCTCCAAAATTCTATATGACACCATTGTCTATTCGGGTAACAATTTACAAAATACGCAGAGACTGGAAGAAAAAGAAAAGTATGAAGGTGTAATAGGTATGGAAAAAATTATCAACAATAATACTATTATTAGTAAGATACTTTTCACAAATGAAGAACGTGAAAAACTAATGTATGCTTATTTCAATCCTGTAACCGGTGAAGGTTCTATATTGGAACGAAGTAAAGTAGAAATTTCAGATTTCCCCATGCCGATACAATACCTTCCTAAAGAAATGATGAAAGTTCCTCTTGTCAAACTTCTAATTAAAGCTGGATCCTTAAAAAAATTCTATGAAAGCAATCTGGCTAAAGAAGGTGATAATGGATATGATGATGATACCAAGCAAACGATTATAGATGAGTTTGTACGTACTCGTTTTCGTTATGACTTTTGTTTTTGGGCAGCTACCATGGTCTTTATTAAGGCCAAAGGCGGTGGTGATGATTGCCGGTTTCGGCTTAACAGGTGCCAAAGACGTTTGGTTACTGCTTTTGAGCGTAGACGCATTGCCGGTAAACCTATCAGGATCATATTACTTAAAGCCCGCCAATGGGGAGGATCTACTTGTACACAGATGTATTTTGCCTGGTTGCAGCTTATTCATAAAGTAGGATTGAATTCTTTGATTGTATCGCATGTTAAAGATACTTCTATAGAAATTCTGGATATGTTTGACCGTATGCTGAAACATTATCCGATATCACTATTGCATGATCTTGGTGACAGCTATACTGAAAAGGAGGATAAATGGACTGGCGTAGGTAATTCAGGAAATATCCATAGAATACCACAACGTAACTGTAAGGTAAAAATAGGATCTGCTGAAAAGCCGGATTCTGCACGTGGAGGTGACTATAACCTTGTGCATTGTTCAGAAGTGGCCCTATGGAAAAAGACAGAAGGAAAGTCACCTGCAGATATTGTACGTTCGGCCTGTTCCGGAATCCTTCTAAAACCATATACCATGATCGTTTATGAAAGCACGGCCAATGGTGTAGGAAATTTCTTCCAGATTGAATACGATGCAGCCAAAAATGGAAAGTCTCAATTTGAGGATATGTTTGTTGCATGGTACGAGATAGAGCAATATGAAATGCCTTTTGCTAATGAGGATGAACGTGCGGACTTTGCTATTGAACTTTATAAAAACAGAGAGAATGGAAACACATTCTCTGATCGTGAAGAATCCGGGAAATATCTTTGGTGGCTGTGGGAACGTGGTGCATCCCTGGAAGCTATACACTGGTATATTGAAGAACGGAAGAAATATACAGATCATGGACAGATGGCCTCGGAGTATCCTTCTGACGATATAGAGGCCTTTGTCAATTCTGGTGCCAGAGTATTTGACCGTTATAAAGTAGAAAAGTTCCGTAAAGGTTGCCGTAAGCCTCTTTATGTAGGTGATGTTTATGGAAAAATGAATAAAGGCAAGGATGCACTTAAAGGTTTATGTTTCAGTGAAGACAGTCAGGGATTATTATGGATATGGAATAAGCCGGAAGCTGACGGCAGTGAAAGCTACATTAAAAACCGTTATCTGACCGTTGTTGATGTAGGAGGCAGAAGTAATAAGGCGGACTGGTCCGTAATTGTTGTCTTTGACCGTCTTTTTATGAAAGACGGGGATAAGCCTGTAGTAGTGGCACAATGGTATGGCCATATTGATATTGACCTTCTGGCCTGGAAGGCGGCGCAGATTGCAGCATATTACAACAACAGCCTGCTGGTTATAGAAAGCAATACACTGGAAACAAAGGATAGAGACCGAATCGTAGACGGTGATCAGTCTCTTTTTATTCTTAATCAAATCAAAGGTGTATACACAAATCTTTATGCACGCCGTCAGTCAGAGGATGAAATAAAAGAAGGTGTGCCTGTGAAGTATGGTTTCCATACGAATGTTTCTACCAAACCGATGATTATATCTACATTGATAGAAGTCATCCGTGAGCATAGTTATGTTGAACGTGATGAAAGGTGTCTTGATGAATATTTATGTTATGAACGCAAACAGAATGGTGCTTTTGGTGCGATTATCGGCAAGCATGACGACCTTTTAATGACAAGAGCTATTGGACTGCATATTTGTTTCTTTGAAATGGAACTGCCGAAAGTGGTTAAATGCAGTAGCCGTATCATTAAGGCTCGAAGAGCTATATCTGCAGCAACTATAGGATGAAAAAAGGGAGATTCTATGATCAAAGAATCTCCCTTAACAATTACAAATACCCTATTACAGAACTTAGGCTGCCTGGTGTCCGGATGCTCCTGAAAGCATAGTATAAGCCTTATTAACAGCATCTTGATTCCCGGATTGGGAAACCTGCTGTTGTAGTTCTGGTGATATAGGCTGAGGTGTCTGGCCTTGCTGAACACTTTCCTGTTGACTTTGTATGCTCTGTAACAGTTCATCAGCAAAAGGAAAATCACCATTTTCCAAAAGCTGCTGCAAGGATATTTGTCCGGATTGCCATATTTGCATAAGAAATTGATTGGCCATCTGCCTGTATGCAGGCGTTGAAGAGCTTTCAACGATAGATAAATCAAATTCAACATCACAAATCTTATCTGGATCATATTGTATTTCACTGCCACTCTTACCTGAGATATTTATAATGCGTTTCTGATCATAATACTGTTGCATATTCTTGACGTCCTTATAGGCTCCGTCTATGACAAAAGTAGAAAAGCTTTCAAGAATATCAAGAAGCGTCATCGTCGCATTTTGTGTTTGCTGAGAATAGAGGTCGGCACTCATACCTGAATAGCCGGGCTTGCCTTGCAAACTACCGTTGACACCGGAAATGTCTTCAACCAGCTTCAGCTGTAATTGCAATAGTTCTGATATGCCTATATTCGTTGCATTATTGGCCACTTGTTGTGGCATCTTCGTATTAGGACTTGATTTGACCATAATGACGCCGTTGAAACGAGCCCATTCATCAGCAATATCTTCGATACCCATACTATCAGGTATGCAATCTTCAGGAAAAAGAAGTACACCCTTAGCCGATGCACGCATAATCCAATCGTACATGGTGATAAGACGATTGATGTATCTTTGCTGGTCGATAACATCAGATACAAAGCTGTGTATTTCCCCATCAATAAAAGGATACGCCTTAAATACATACGGATGGCCTTTATGTGCATAGGGTGTTTCTCCTTCTTTAAGAATATCACCTAATGGAGTGAGATAGTAATAATACCAATAACTGTCAACAAACCATTTAGCCTGGATAAGAGGTATCTCATTTTGATCCATTCCTTCTGCGAGACCTTGTTTAAGTCGTGCTTTGTTTACGTTTATTACCTCTTCCTGATATTGATCTTCCTCTATTTTGAAAATTTCACCGTTATTATAGTCATGGCACCGATAGCGTGCTTTTGTTTCTTTGCGCCATATCTCAATGACACGACAGCGGGAAGGATCAGGATTAAACAGAAAATCATAGCTTTTTGGGCGTGCGTAACCAAACTGCTCACAGTTTAAAGATAGAGCTTCTTGGTCGTGGGCGCTATCATATATTTTTCTTAGACGGTCATAATCAGCCGGAGTTTCTGCAAATTGAGAGCAGAGGGTGCCAAAATCCACATCATGTATTTCTCCCAGAAGGCTGACATCCCACCCACGAAAATCACGCATATTATTGTCAATAAAGAAATTATTGGGCTGGACATAGTCCGTCCAACAATCACATTTGTTGTTTCTCCAGCCAAACCATTTCCGATGCACGATAAACCCGGAAATAAGAAATTCTTCCATAGAACGTGCATACATATCATTCATACGGTTTAACTGCATATTGCATTGGAGAACCGTACTCATAGTCTCACCTAGCTTCTGCTCATCCCGGTCTCTTGCCGTACACGTAGGCTCTTTGTTCTGGCTTCGGTATACGCCTAAAATCGTATTAACAAGTTTGCGGATAACATTATTTTTTAAAGGTACACTACCCTGTTTCATGATGTATTCTGATTCCGTCATGTGATGTCCGTCTACAAAAATCTCATCATCCCATTGGTGTCCATAGGTATACCGCTTGTTGCGTTCACGCTCCCTTCGGAAACGATTCATGTTATCCCATGCATGCTGGGCTTGCATAAGCAAATCAATTGCCCGTCCATTTCCTTTGCTTTTGGCAGTAGCCACACTGTCAATATCACTTCGCTTTGGCATGACAGCTTTAAGAGATCTCAATTTTTCTTTTGCCATTGTATTTGCCTTTATTGTTAAAGCTTATAATTTTACTTGCAAAGATAGGTAATCAAAACGCTAAGACTACTTTAACTCTTTACCATTGTCACGTACGACCTGGTTAGCTTGTTCTTTCAAATTCCAAATCTGTTGTTCTACAGTAGGATCTTCTATACCGTTATCATTCATGGCCCTTTGTAATTTACTAATTTCGGAATGGAGATACTTAAAGGCCTGCATGTTTTTATATTCATCGCTTTTATAAAGCACATTGAGCTTATCCAGGTACTTCGCTCTGTCCATTGCAGATGTGCCTGCAGCTGATATGATTTTTTTATATCCATTTTCCTGCTGAGTCATCTGCCTTTGTATGTTGAGGTTATCATAAAACTCTTGATTGATTGCTCGCTCATGCGTATGTTTATCACCCGATTTCACCAGACGATTAGCTATAGGTATGTTTCGCCAGTCAAAATTCATTTTTCCAGTCCACATATCTATAGAATTACTAGCTTTATTTAAGAAAGATATAGCGCCACCGAAGTAACCTTCGGCAATACTTTCCACAACTGCAGGGTTGTTAAGGATGTTATCAGCCCACCCCTTTTTGTAATCATCACCTCCTGTTGCTTCGTTGATTGCTTTGGAAAGGTCAACAAGATGTCGATTGGTCTTACTCGGTGCTTTGGTCCACTCCGGCATGTTTTTATTAAATTCATGATCCTTGTAAATAGGAACTCCGGTCCAATCTTTATTACGATAGGCTTGCCATACAGGAGATACAAAACTTGGTACCATATTTGAAACAGGATCAAATCCTTCACCTTCAAGTAAGTCTACAGGAAGTGCTTGTGAAACCTGTTTAGCCATTTCAAGTGCCAATTCACTATTAGAAAGTCTCTCTTTTCCTGTAATGACATTATTGGCAAGTTCTCCCATTCCATAAAGTGTACGGAACTCAACAGGAAGAGGAAGTGATATGTAGCTTTTACCCGGACCTTTGATAATAACA